CACAAGGTGGTACAGGCGGAGCATCTTCAGCTTCAGCAAGAGCATCTTTAGGTTTAGTCATTGGTACAGATGTAGGTGGTCTTGGAACTTTAGAAACATGGACTGCATCACAAAGAGGAACAGTTACTACAGATAATGACGGTTCTTTTGACATGAACGTGACTAATAACTTTAAATGCACGCCTACAGGCACATTTGCGTTGACATTTACTAACATTACAGCAGGCCAAAGCGGATATGTATTATTAGTAAACACAGGTGGTCATGCAGTAACAGCAGCAGCTACAACTAAAGTAGGTTCAACTGCTCTTACTACTATTTCAGCAGCAGGCACATACCTTCTATCATATTGGACAGATGGTACTAACGTATACGTAACTAATTCTGGAGCTTTAGCTTAATGGCTATTCTAAATAATAGTAATGCTATCAGTACTGCTGGTGGATATGATATAAATAACTCACTTCGCTTTAGACAAAGTGCTAGTGCAAGACTATCCAGAACACCAGGAACTGCTGGAAATAGAAAAACATGGACATTTAGTGCATGGGTAAAGATAGGCATTTTTACTCCAGCAGGAGCGCAACAAGGTTTATTTTCTGCTAGAAGTACATCTACTGACCAAATGACAGTTTTTTATCAAGATGAAAAAATTAGTTTTCAAAGTGGTGGTAGTAAAGGCTCTATAACTACAAATGCCGTACTTCGTGATCCAAGTGCTTGGTATCATCTTGTTGTAGTTTTAGATGCAACAAATGCAACAGCAGCAGATAGAGCAATTATTTATCTTAACGGAACTAGACAATCAGTCACTACAGCAACAAGTTTTACTAATGCAGATCATGGAATAAATGCAACTATAGCTCATAATATTGGAGCAGAAGCAGGAACAAACACTTTATTCTTTGATGGTTATATGGCAGAAATAAACTTCATTGACGGTTCTGCTAAAGCTGTTTCAGACTTTGGTGCTACAGACGCAGCTACAGGTGTATGGCAACCTAAAGCATACACAGGCACATACGGAACTAATGGTTTCTACCTTAAATTCTCTGACATAGCTACTACATCAGGTTCTAATGCAGGTCTAGGTAAAGACTTCTCAGGTAACACTAACTACTGGACTACTAATAACATATCTGTAACATCAGGCACAACCTATGATGCTATGACAGATAGTCCTACTAATACAAGTGCGACTGTGGCTAATTATGCTGTAATGAACCCATTAGCTGCTGATTCAAATGCAACATTTTCAAATGCTAATTTAACTATTGCATCAAATGCAGCTGGTGAAGGTTTTATTCCTGCAACCATAGATTTTGATATTGCATCATCAACTGGTTATTATTTTGAAGTAACAGTAGATAGCGGAACAGCTTATTGCACAACTGGCTTTATTCCTGTTTCTAAATTTCCTGGAAAAATGTGGACAGGAGGTACATATCCTGGACAATCAACATATAACCCAGGCTTTGAAATTAGATTTTCAGACGGCACTATTTTGCAAAATGGCGGCTCATCTGCATACGGAAGTGGAGCAACTGCTGGAGATACTTGGGGATTTGCCATTAAAAATGGAAAAGTTTGGGCAAGAAATAGTAGCGGTTGGTTTAATTCAGGAAACCCAGTAACAGAAGCAAACCCTGCAGTAACAGGACAAACAGGGCAATGGCTATTAGGTTTTGCAGAAAGGGCTGGTGCTTTTGGTGCTGGCTGTACCTATAACTTTGGTCAAAGACCATTCTCTTACACACCTCCTACAGGCTTTGTAAGACTAAACACATATAACCTACCTACCCCTACTATATTACAGGGGAATAAGTATATGGATGCAACGACATGGACAGGTAATGGAAACACAACAAGAACTATTACAAATGCTTCTTCTTTTAGACCAGACTTTGTTTGGATGAAAGAAAGAGATATTGCAATTGATCATTTACTATATGACTCAATTCGTGGTCCAAGCACATCTAGTGCAAGTAAAGCATTATGTTCAAATACAACTGTAGCAGAAGGTTCTCAAAATGATAACTCTACTTATGGTTATTTAGATGGTTTTACTTCTTCAGGCTTTACTGTTACAAGAGGTTCTGATGGTGCAACATCATACACAAATAAAAATAATGGCACTTATGTAGCATGGCAATGGCAAGCTGGGCAAGGTTCAACATCATCTAACACTTCAGGCTCTATTACATCTACTGTATCTGTAAATGCAACTGCTGGGTTTAGTATTGTGACTTATACAGGAACAGGTGCTAATGCTACAGTAGGACATGGTTTAGGTGTTGCACCTAAAATGATAATTATTAAAAATAGAGGTATTGGAACTGCTGGATGCAAGTATAGGAAACACACAATATTTATCTTTAAATACTACTGCTGCGGCTGCAACATCAACAGCAAGATGGAATAATACAAGTCCAACCTCTACAGTATTTACTGTTGCTACAACAGGTTCTGTAAATGACCCTTCAAATACTTATGTAGCCTATTGCTGGGCAGAAATAGCAGGGTTTAGTCGTTTTGGTTCTTACACAGGTAATGGTTCTACAGATGGTCCGTTTGTGTTTACTGGGTTTAGACCGAAGTTTTTCTTGGTAAAACGCACAGATACTGTTGAGAGTTGGAATATTGTAGATACATCAAGAAATGAATTTAACCAAGCTGGTGCTAATTTATATCCAAACTTGAGTAATGCTGAGTCAACTAATAATAGTTGCGATATTCTTTCAAACGGAATTAAATTAAGAAATACTTGGGCTGGAGCTTGGAATGGTGATATTAAAAACCCTAAAGCATTAGAAGACAAACTTGAAACTAAACAAGATGGCTCACCACTCTATAAACAAGTTTATGATAAAGCTACAGAGTCTATGGTTGATACTACAGAACAAGTAGTAACTAAAGGTCTTAAGTCTAACTTTATTGCACAAGTCACAGATACAGCAGGAAAGCTATTAGCACAAACTGACTGGTATGTAGTGCGTAAATTAGAGCGCAATGTCGACATTCCTGCTAAAATAGTTACTAAACGTGCTGCTATCGTTACAGAAGCAAATAGACTTGAAACAGCAATTACTAATGCAACATCTGTAGAAGCTCTTATTGAGGTATTAAACGCACAAAACTGGGGTGAGTAATGGCTACTCAAAGAATAGCTTTTACAGAATGGCTACCAGATCAACCTACGACTACAAATGCGTTACTAGAAGCTAATAACGTATATCCTTTAACAGTAGGTTATGGCCCATTTCCTTTATCTGCTGACTATTCTACTGCTGCAAGTGAAAACTTAAACAATGTAGTTGCTGTTAAGTTTGATCTTACTACCCAACTTTTTGCAGGTGGAGCTACTAAACTATTTAAGTTTAATGCAGGAACTACCGGTTTAGATGATGTAAGTAAGTCAGGTGGATACTCTAGCGCAGAACGCTGGAGCTTTGTTCAATTTGGTAACGCTGTATTAGCATCTAATGATACAGATAAAATACAAGCATGGTATGTAGGCACTTCTACTGCATTTGCAGACGTAGCTGCTTCAGCTCCTATTGCTAAATACATTACAGTAGTTCGTGACTTTGTGGTTGCTGCTAATATTAGTGGTACAGCTAATAAACTCCAATGGTCAGATATTAATGACGAAACAGACTGGACTTCAGGTGGTGCTTCCCAAAGTGACTATCAAATATTAGCAGAAGGTGGAAACATTACTGGCATTACAGGTGGTGAATTTGGTATAGTTTTATTGGAACGTGCTATTTACCGTATGTCATATATTGGTTCACCATTATTTTTCCAATTTGACGCTATTTCACGTAATTTAGGCTGTAATACACCAGGATCAGTCACACAATATGGCCCTACTACATACTTTTTATCTGATGACGGCTTTTATGGATGTGATGGTACTAATGTATTTAACATTGGTAACGATAAAGTAGATGAATACTTTTACGAAAATATGGCTTTAGCACAACAAGATACTATTAGTGCTGCTATTGACCCAATTCGTAACATTGTTATTTGGAATTATCCTAATACTAACGGTGGTCGTTCACTTCTCATCTACAATTGGTTAGTTAAGAAATGGTCATCTGCTGATACTTCACTAGAATACATTGTATCTTTAGCATCATCCGGTGTTACATTAGAAGGGCTAGATGCTTATGGCACTTTAGACTCACTTCCTGCTTCACTAGACAGCCGTGTATGGTCAGGTGGTAAGTTCTTATTAGGCGGAGCAGACGGTGCTAAAATTGCTACATTTACCGGACAAAACTCTACAGCATCTATTGTAGTTGGCGAGATGGAATTTGGATATAATTCTGTAGTGACTAATGCACGATCACAAATAGATAATGGTGCTGTCACTATGGCTATAGCATCTCGTAAAGAATTAAATGGTAATGTAACATATAAACCTACAGTCACACAAAACTCTGATGGCACATGTCCATTACGTTCTTATGGTCGTTATCATAGAATTAGAGTGACACCTACAGGCACATGGACACATGCTATATCTATAGACGTAGACTACACACAAAGTGGGAATAGATAATGTCAAAACGTGACATGTATCGTAAGCTAAATTGGCAAGGTGGTACGCCAAGAGAAGTAGCTGAAATTGTAAATAACTTAGTAGAAGGTAAGTCTAATAATACAGGCGATATTACTTTAGTAGCTTCAGGTGCTACATCTACTACTATTTATGATGAACGTATAGGTTATAACTCATATATTGGAATAGAACCTAAAACACAAACAGCAGCTAGTACATATTTTCCATACGGTGCGTTTCAAGACACTACAGACCAAAGTATAGCAACTATTACAGCTACTGCTAACGTTACATTAAATACTACAGACTATTCTTTAGGTACAAGTCTTGCAGATGGTTATAAGATAAAAGTAGACTATTCTGGTCTTTATAATTTACAGTTTAGTTTACAGTTTGTAAATACAGACGTACAAATACAAGACGTAGATGTATGGATAAGAAAAAATGGTTCAGATGTAGCAGGTTCTAATAGTAAGTTTTCTATACCAAATAGTCATGGTGGAACTTCAGGTCACTTAATTGCATCACTAAACTATTACATAGAATTAGCTAAAGATGACTATGTTCACTTAGCGTGGGCTACAACTTCTACTAATGTGACTATAGAGCAATTACCAGCACAAACTACACCTACTAGACCAGCAACACCTAGTGCTATTATGACATTGCAGTATTTAAGTGCTAATTCATATACTACAAACTTATTTACAGAGCCTTATATTAGCGCACAGTCACAAGGTCAAGCTACTATATCTCACCCTGCAAATACAGGCACAAGTAAGGTATATCGTTATATAATAGTAGGATGATATTACACTATATACCTAAAGATCAGTTAAGACAGCATTGGGACTACATTAAACATGGCTTAGAGCTTATAAGGGCCAAAGGTCATAATGAATGGATCGTAGAAGACATTTACTGTGACTGTTACGAAAATAGATCAATGTTATTTCTTGGCATTGTTAATGATAAAGCAGTAGGTTTCGTAGTACTTCAACCAATAGGTAATGCTCTTCAT